CGACTCGATGGCATCGGACGGCTTCGCCGTCGACTGCTGCCGCGACGAGATGATCGAGGAGCTCGTCTCCTCGTCCAACCCGTCCAAGAAGCTCGCGTTCTGGCGCGAGAACTTCCGCCGCGACCCCGTCGGCGTGCGCGTGACCGCAACCCCCCGCTCGGGCGCGAAGCCCGATGCGTCGTCGTCCCTTGACCGTGACACCGTCGCCAAGATCGTGGCCGAGGCCGCTGGCGATCCCGAGAAGTTCAAGACCCTCATGGCGCGCGCGAAGAGCGGCGCCTAATCAACAAGGAAGGCTCCAAACATGAGCGCATACTCCGACACTCCATCGCTCGTCGCGAGCGGCACCACGACCGCCTACCGCTTCGTGAAGGTCTCTGACCGCAACCAGGGCGTCACCTGCTCGGCGATCACCGACATCGCCATCGGCGTGGCCGATGGCTCCAGCAAGTCGTTCCCCGCCGTGGGCGTGACCAACGTCCACGCCGCCGCCGGCGATCCGATCAACCTCCAGGGCGGCAATGTCGTCCTGGTCGAGGCAGCTGCCGCGATCACCGCCGGCGCGCGCGTTGCCCCGTCCGCCAATGGCCGAGCGCAGGTCGCTGTCGCCACGCAGTTCCCCTTCGGCATCGCCCTCGAGCCCGCTGCCGGCGCTGGCGAGATCATCCGAGTCTTCAAGAACTCGATGACCGTCGTTGCCTGATCCGTCCGCACACCAACTAACGAGGTAAACAAACATGGCAGATGCAAACATCGGTGGCGGACTGAACACGTTCGTTCCCACCTTCTCCGAGGCGACCGGCCTCATCCAGACCGAGTTCACGCGGAATGTCAAGTCGTTCGCGCTGAACCGCTACACCAAGCTCGTCCCCGTCTCGACCGTCAGCGGCTACTACCTCAAGATCAACTCGGACGAGGCCGTCCGCGTGGTCGATGAGAACGACTTCCGCTGGGCGTACGGCGAGGATCGCCCGACCGGCATCAACAACGACTTCGAGTTCTCGCAGTTTGCCACCAAGCGGTTCGAGCGCGGCTTCCACATCCCCTACGAGACCGCCAAGGTCGCCGCATGGGACATCGTGGCCCAGCACGCCCGTAGCCGTGCGACCCAGCTGATGACCCTCCGCACGCAGCGGGCGCTCGGCGTCCTGACCACCGCCACCAACTGGACCTCCGGAACGAACTATTTCGCTACGGCAACCGCGCTTGGATCCAATCCGGCCTACACCACGAACGGCAACATCCAGAAGCTCTTCCAGACCGCGATCGAGAAGATCATGGTCAACACCGGCGGAGCGGTCCAGCCGAGCGACATCATCTGCGTCATGGGTCCGCAGACGGCTCACAAGCTGTCGCAGTCCGCAGAGCTCAAGGAACTGATCAAGTACACGCAGGGCGTGCAGCTCATGCAGGGCCAGGGCAACTACAGCCGCTACGGCCTCGCTCCCGGCCTGTTCGGAATCGGTGACATCGTCATCGAGGACGCCGTCAAGGTCAGCAACCAGAAGGGTGCGACCACCCGCTCGGCGAGCTACATCCTGGGCGTCGACAAGGTGCTCTTCGTGTCGCGTCCGCAGGGTCTCGTCGGAGTCGAGGGTGGCGCGAACTTCGCGACCATCACGAACTTCGTCTACGAGGACATGACCGTCGAGACCTTCGACGATCCGCGCAACCGTCGCACGGTCGGCAGCATCGTGGACAACAGCGTCCCCGAGCTGACCGCTCCGCTCGCCGGCATCTACGTCGCCGACATCGCCGCCTGACGCAAGGTCTCTTCTCTCTTTCGTGGGGGGGTGGGTGCAGGAAGCATCCACCCCCCTTTACGGAGATTCCATGCCCGTCCCCTACGCCACGGTCCAGCAGTTCGTCCTCTCCGTCGACGAGCGGCTCCTCGCGGAGCTGGGCATCGACGCGGAGGCCGATGGCGTCGTCGACTCGAACAACATGATCATCATGGCGGCGCTCACGCGGGCGTCACACGAGGTCCAGACGTTCGCGCTACGCGGTGGGATCTACACGACGGACGATCTCGACGATCTCCAGAGCAACTTGAACTGGATGCTCATCGGAGTCGTCTGCGACCTCGCTCTTGGCATCCTGATGGCTCGCCGTGGCGGTCCATTCGGAGAGGCTGTCAGGGACCGCATGGACAAGGCGAACGCACTGCTGCTCGACCTGCGGGACGGATCGAGGGTGTTCCCGATCCAGACGAACATCGACGCATCGAAGCCCGCGCTGTCCATCATCACCCAGATTCAGCGGGGAAACCTCGGCATGGTCGCCGACACGGAGTTCTTCCCCCGCAGGAAGTACACCGCATCGTGAGCCCCGAAGTCCGCCGATCCCTCGAGAATCTGATCGTCCGCTCCATCGCGGACACGGTTGTCGACGAGATGCGCGGAAATCTGACGGAGCAGCGGTACGCGGAGAACGGAGAGAACGTCATCGGAGCACCGCTGATGGCGTGGAAAGCCCTGTTCCGCGACCGTTCCGATGGCCGTCGCCGGATCGAGGGCGACAGAACCAACAGCGACGTTCCTCTCGTCGACACGCGCAGGCTGCACGACAGCATCGCCGTGGGCGATATATCTCCTCCGAGTCCCTCGAGGACAGGCGACAGGAGCGGAACCTCGTATACCATCAAGATCGTCGCACAGGGCTACGGTCTCGACTATGTCCGCGAGAGGACGTTCCACAATGTCATCCTCGCGCGAGATCAGTCCCGGCGGCGCTCAAGGAACTTCGACGGACTCCGGAACCAGTACGACTACGTCATCAAGGAGCAGCTGACCGTGCCTGGTCGCCCTTGGAACGCATTCTCAACCACGCACTTGAACCGCATCGCCCTCGCGGCGGTGCAGAGACTGGGAGCTTGACATGCCGGCAGCAACTGACTTCCATGTGAACGGACCGACGACGATCAAGTGGGGCGCATGGCTGGCGAACGGAACCGCCCCTGCGAACAACTCGCTGATCGAGCTCGGCAAGACCGACAACGAGGATCTGATCCGCATCACCGTGCGCGACCACTACCGCACGTTCACGCGGAACGACCTTGGCGACATGATCGCGGAATCGGTGACCGCTGGCTCGACCGCGACCATCGACATGACGCTCGTCTCGTGGAACCAGGACGAGCTCCTCAAGCTGCTCAAAAAGGTCCGCCAGGGTCTCATCACCGCGCAGTCGGCGGATGACGAGGGCAAGTACGCGACCGTCGGCGGCTCGACCGTCACCGGTGGAGCGCGACTCGTCAAGCTGTACATCGAGCCGACGACCGTCGGCGAGACCGTCTACGAGTTCGGCGCCGTCATGCTGTCCGCCGGACCGGAATACATCGACTTCGGCAACACGCTCAAGCGCATCGCACTCTCGTTCACGAGCGTGCCTGTCGGCAACCAGTCGGTGTTCTCGACGACAGCCGCCAAGCCGGGCGGCGCCTAATCACGAACAGGAGAGAGACGAATGGCAAAGCAGACGATTGACCTCGGAGACGACGAATGGAACATCACCTTCACGAAGGACGGGCGGTCGTACCGCATCGACTCCCTCGTGTACACGAGCATCCTGCTCGAGAAGTCGAAGGGTGATGAGAACCCTCCCAAGGAGGTCATCGTGGACGCGATGAAGCAGGCTCTCGACTCGCATGACGGCCTGACCGATCACGAGCTCTGGGGCATGTCGGTTCGTCTGGCGAAAGTGATGGGCAAGGCGGGAAACGCCTAAAGGCGGCTGCGCTGTTCGCCGCCGCCTACGGGTTTCCGCCATCCGCGTGCCGTGATGAGGAGGAAGCGATGGGCCTGTTCCACAACATCCGTACAGCGATGGCTCTCAAGAGCGCGATGTTCGCCCGTGGAATCGCGGCCTGTCTTTCCGCCGAGGCCAACAGCGACCTGATGAAGGACTGCGGCGCCCCGCCGAAGGACATCGCCCGCATGAAGCTCGAGGCCATGCGCCAGCGCGCCAGCCAGGGAGGCGCGCGATGATCCTCGCAACGCAGGATGCAGTGCATCGCGCTCTCCGCCAGCGCCTGATCACGACGCTCGGGATCCCGGCAAGCCGCGTATACCTGATCGGCGAGCCGGCGTTCGCGGAGGCGATGGACTTCGCCGTGCAGCTGTCGCCCGTCGCCGCCGGCGCGACGAACGAGTTCAACCGATCCGGACTCGGCTTCATCACCGAGCGGTTCGCGGTCACGACGTATGTCCGCAATGCCTCGGACAACGACATCAAGCAGAGCCGCATGATCGCCGGCATCGACAAGGGCGTCATGGCCCGTCAGGCCGACGTGAGGCGAGCCCTGATCCAGGACACGCTCGACGGACTGCTCCAGGTCGCCATCCGACTCGTCTCGAGTGGTCCCGTCCGCACCGAGCCGAGGTCGTCCAACTACATGGCGGCGACGGACATCTTCGTCTGCTCGTACGCGCTGCCCTGGCCCGTGGCTGGAATCTTCCGCTACGGGTTCAGCGCCACGCAGCCGACGTGGGCGGGTTTGACCGAAGAGGTCAACTTCTCGAATTCCGTGAAGTACGTCGCGACGGCCAACCGTCAGGCGACGACTCCCGCGTACCTGTGGTTCGCCATCCCCGCCGAGCTGCACGCGATGGGAGTGACCATCCGCACCGCGCAGGGACTCGAGCCGTTCTACAGGACGGGATTCCTGCCTCCTGACGGTCCAGCCGTCGGTTCGTTCGTGCAGGACGGCGTGACGTACCAGTGGTATCGCCGTGCGTACACGACCACGGCGACGAGCCTCTCCTATTCGATCGAGGTGGGCTGATGTCCGATCTGGCGTCCGTTGCAAGCATCAACGTGAACATCACGGGTGACGGTGACCCCGCGCGCGGCGGCTCCGACACCACGATGCAGTCCGTGCTCGAGACCCTGCGTCACATCCAGGTGAACGTAGGCTCCATCAATGGCAACGTGCGTGCGATCCTCGAGACCCTCCGCGTTCTCGCGCGCAGCGGTAGGGCAGCTGGTGGCGGAGGCGGTGGAGGCGCAGGAGGCGGAGGCGGTGGTGGAGGGGGCGGAGGCCGCGGAGGCCGTCCAAGGGCGGGAGACGAGCCTGCCAGTGGCTTTGCCGCCTCGGTGCTTGAGTACCGCAACAGGATGACCCGAACGCCGGGTCTCCGGTTCAGCGACATCGGATCCGAGGCCCATCGCGGTCTTCTCGCGCGGTATCACGACGAAGCGCAGCGCGCGTCCATGACGCGGAACGAGATGCGCGAGGCGCTTTCCCTCCGTCGCGTCGAGCTGTTCGGCGAGTCCCAGCAGGGAAGGATCAGCGCGGAGACCGCACGGGAGATCTACAGGCGAGAGGCCGCTGCCCAGCGCGATGCCATGCGCAACGCCCGCACGGACCAGATGGCCGGCCTGCGTGCGGCAAGGAACCGGATGTCAAGCGCCATGCAGGAGCGCATCGACGTTCTGCGCCGACAGCGCGAGTCTGGCGCTACCGCCGCGTTCAATGACGAGGAGCGCGCCATCCTGTCTGGGCAGGTCTCTCCGTCGGGTCTGCCGGGAACACGGGCTTATGCCCGTCAGGTTCGGGACATCGCCCGACCTCCCGCGGCGCCTGGGGCGCAGCCTGCGGCACCGACGTTCATGGAGCGAGCCGGCGGGTTCCTTCGGGTGTTCGGGCGGGTTCTCGCCATCGGGCAGATGCTCGTCAACATCGTCCGCCGCATCGGCGAGATGATTAAGCGCATCGTCGATTCTGCCCGGGCGACAAGGGCCGCTTACGCGATGGTCGACGCCCCGACCGCCATGATGCAGGCACAGGTTCAGATCGCCCAGTTTCGGGACAACATCATTCTGGCCCGTGCATCGCGGAACACCTCGGCTGGGTTCACCCGCGAGGAACTGCTGAACATCGAGACGACTCGGTTCGCAAGGTACCTCGGCAGATCGGCTAATTCGGTCATCGGTGCGGGCCTGCTCCGAGTGGGATCCAACCTCGGACTCCTGTCCGAAGGTCTCGCAGGCAACGGACAGGCGTTCGCAGCCGGAATGGTCGGAATGATGGGATATACCCCAATCGGGGCGCTCGTGAAGTCTCTTTTCCCGCAGATCGACGCGGCTTACAATGCGTACATCAACGGCAGGATCAATCAGGCCCGCGCCACGGTGAACGGCGTGTTCATCGACGACCTTTCCGAGATGACCGCCGGCAGGTTCGATCCTGACCGCGCGTATCCGAGCATGCGCGGCGGGAACCGCAGGCCGCTTGCGACCGCGAACAACTGGTGGGAGTTCCGTCCATGAGCGAGACAACCATCCGATACAACGGCGTCAACCTGCGCCAGGTTCGCATCGTCGATTACCGCATCGACAGCGCATCCGATCACGGGAATCCCTCGTCGTCGATGCTGATGCACACCGTGACCGGAGAGGCTCTCGTGTTCGCCGAACCCGGCGACTACAGCACGAGCAACCAGAACTTCGCGCAGCAGATGATCCAGCGGCTAAACCAGCCGCGCAGGGAGCTTCGGATCAGGATCGTCGACGAGACAAACAAGGCGTTCGACATCGTCAACACCATTCCAGGACCGGGAAATCCAAACTCCAGGACGCAGGATGAGATGGGTGGCCCGTTCTTCCGAGCTGCGATGGTGCAGATCACTGGCACCAATGCGGTCGTCGTGAACTTCACTGCGGAGTTCGCGCTTGCGTCGTTATCCGCCAACAAGATCAAGAGCTTCTACTGCCGCGCGGACTTCTCGATCGACGAGATGGGACACACGACGATCAGGAAGACGGGATCCCTCCACATCGTCTCTACGCCTGGAGCAGTGGCTCCAATCATCGCCGGAACCGCGCTCGACAGGGCTGGATCACCCAACCACGCGACGTTCCAGAACCCGTATCCAGGCGGAGACGCCTACCGGACGGACGTGGTCGTCGACTTCATCACGTCGAGCGGCATCGGCGGAGATGGCGCGGATTTCTACCGCCGCTTCGTCTCGGGAAACCTGTACCGCGGATTCCGCCGCGTGCGGCAGGAGTACGCCGTCGACGAGAGTCGCACGCGCCTGCTGTTTGACATCACCGATCAGGAGTTCGCGCGAGGCTTGCCGGCGCCTGCCCGCGTCGGTGATTGCAGCTACACGTTCGAGCGTTCGTTGCAGGACACCCACGTCATCGGCGTGAAGCACTTCATCGCCAGCGTGAAGGGAGACCGCAACGTCACGCCGGGAGCCCTGCTGACTCTGTGCATCCGCCTGTCGCAGAACAGGATCGACTACAAGAACGACCTCATCACCTCGATCCGCGTCACCGAGCAGAACATGCTCACCGAGAACGCGATTACCTTCGAGGTGGCGGCAAAGGCCACATCGACGCAGGTGTTCACGGCCAGCGCATCGGACACCGACGACGACACGCCGTCGCCAGCAGGCACGAGCACGCTCATCTCCTCGAGCCTGTTCCTCAAGAACATCTTGGGATCGATCAAGACCGAGGGTGGGAACTTCGATTTCGTTCCCGCGTTCCAGCCTGATGCATACGGCTCCGCGCTCATCGTACGCATGACTCCGTCCGCGTACGACCATGCGAACATAGTCAATCCGAACTCGCCGGACATGCTGCTTCCGACGACGTTCCAGCTGGACGGTCAGAATCCCGTCGTCTATCAGTTCCCGCGCGGAACATTCGACGCATTCAACCAGCAGCAGCAAAGCGACCAGATCAACAACTACATCCCTGCGTCGAACACCCAGGTCGAGACTGGTCCGAACAAGGGCGACCTTGCCAAGCAGGTCGGCGCGGCTCCTCGAGTCCTCCAGTCGAACGGCAACCGGCGCGAGGTCGTTCACACGGGCTGCATCCGCGTTCCATCCGTCTCCGGCAGCGGCGGCGATGTGATATTCCAGCTGACGCCTCCATACGTCGAGGTCGTCGAGACGCAGAACAGCGCGACCATGAACGAAGCTCCGCAGCGCGTCATCGAGGAGCGCGTCTCGAACACGGGATCGTTCCTGACGAGCTACTCGTTCGGTGGCTCGAGCGGAGCGCCGGATCTCAACGGCAACCGCATCCTCACGGCCAAGTTCGACCGCACGTCCATCCAGACCTGCCCCGCGGACGTGCCTTCCTCGGGCGGTGCATCGCCGACCAACTCGGCGTTCCAGCGCGTGACGGCGTCGATGAACGGCAAGTCGTACAGCCTCATCCGCTACTACCCGAACAAGTTCGACCTTCCGTACGACGAGACGCAGGGAATCGACCCGGACAGCCGTCCCTCGTACACCGGTGGCCTCGGCGCGCCAGAGGTGCTGGCATGAGCGCAAGCGTCGGCGGAGTCGAGATTGAGATCTCTCGGGAGTTTCCCGGTGAGACACCTTCTCTGCGCAGCATCTATGCGCGCCTTCTCACGCCGGAGATCGAGGCTATCTGCCGACGGCAGAACATCGACACCGCGGACATCAACAGTCTGAAGTGGCCGATCTTCGGCCTCTCGCGATACGCAACGGCAAAGATCCTGGTTCTGCGCAGCGACCTGTTTCGCCTGTTGATGAAGGAAGAGAACAACTGGCAGGCTCTTGAGCCAGATGCGAGCAACAATCGAACTCATCCATTTCGCATTTGGTTCAAGAGCGGTAAAATTCCTCCTCCGCTTACGGAAGCGACTTGCTTCAATCGGATGTGGCTTGCAAACATCACGCCGCTGGCGGTGACTGCAAGCGGAATCGTCCTCCAGAAGCCAATCACAGACGAGAATGGAGATCCTGTCATCGACCCGGCTACGGGCGAACAGCAGGTGCTCGTCACCAATGAGGGAGAAGCCCTGTACATCCTGACGTTTCACGACAGCCGATGGCTGCATCGTGGAACGAGGCTGAATGAAGTAGCAATGGACGGATGGGAGAAGACAATAGCTCCCAGGTCATGGCGGAACGATCTTGTCCTTCAGAACTTCGACGCGGCAAATGTGAAGCGAAGTCCCAAGAGCATTGTCCAGTATGCAGTGACAACTCAACTTGGAATGCAAGACGCAGAGCCAAGCAGGGGACTTTTTAATTTTGGTTCTGGCAGCGGAAACGTTGATTACTACAGCACCATATACAACAGCTATTCTCAAGACTATGACATATCGCCGAGCGAAGAGTGGTTCACGGGTTTCCCGGGGATGGACAGCATCACGAGCAGACCGCTTCTCGAGTTCTGCGATTACCTAATGACCAAGTGCAACGTGGCGATGCATGTTCGTCCGCGTGGGCTGGAAGAACCTGTCGGTAGATACCAGTTCACCGCACTTGGATACAGAAGGCCAACCTCGGAAAATCCGGACTACACGAACTACCCGTTCCGTGAATACATGGAGAGGTATGGAGACGACCTGATCGCTGGATCGGTGTTCGGGCAAATGAGTTCGTTCGTCACTGGTGGAAGCCCAAGTCAGGGACAGAACTTCAAGTGGGTGAACAGGATCATCAGCTACGCTCCATTTGAGGAGACATCCAAGGAGCAAGTAGACGTTGTCGTCAGACGCGCGAACATTCCAGATGGTCGTCCACCGGATGTGTTCAAGGTAGACCACTACAACCGTGAGGCGAGTGGGCCGCTGACGAGCAAGTATCTCCCGGAACCCTTCTCGCAGAACATTTCTGGCATCTACAACGGGTTCTACTCGGACTACGCCGGCAACAGATCACTGTCATCGATATTTGCCGATGAGCCGCTGACATTCGCTCAAACATCAGCTATCCAAGAAAACGTAAACAGGTTAAAGGATCTGTTCTACGACCTGGCTTCACCATCGCTGATTCCCCCAACTCCAAAGCTGACTTCGAGAGACTTTGAGGAAATCGGCGGGTACTACATGAACTCCGTCGATAAGCGACGGCTTCACGAGGTCTGCGATCTCTGGTTCCGCGGATGGATCGAGGTTCCTCCTCCCGAGGAAACGTGGATGGGAGCGGCGTGGATCGAGTACCGGTTGCAGACCGACTCGAACGGCTTCGGATTTCCAACGACGCGCATCTACAGCGACTACTACGACCCGCTGTTCGTGCCGCAGGCCGACGATCGGCCCCTCGAGGTATCGACGAGCGGACTCGCCAAGTCGTGGCGCGATGCGCGCGGCAAGAACCACATCAGCGTCGACTGGCCCTTCGGCATCCCCTGCCTGATCAAGATCACGGGCAACACCGGCCCGTTCAACGCAGGCGTGAAGGCTTGGAGCTACCAGGCGAAGTTGCTCTACAAGGGAGTTGTGTTCGACAACTCGTCTGGCCAGTACCCGCCTCCGCCGAGCGATCCGCTTTCGTCATGGCCTGGTCAACTGAAGGACTTCTCGAAGATCGATTCGACGTGGGCAAACAATACGATCATCGCCTACAACCTTGCGGAACTCGCGAACACCTCGACGTTCGCGGGACCGGGCTACAAGCTTCCGCTGCCGCAGAGCGGCTTCGACATCCTTCCCATCGGGCTCGACCGTCTCGGAGAGCAGCACGAGGTCATCGTGCAGGCCACTCTCTACATGTCCGTCGGCTACGAGAACACCGATATCACGGCGAGCTCCGCGGACAGGCCGGTCGCATACTTCTGCCTATCGAATGCGGTCGACGGCGACTGCCCTGCTCCGCTGACTGACAACACCTACGACGCGGGGGTGTACTGATGGCGGACATCTTCCTCATCAAGCGCAGCAGCACGCCAGGATCCGTCCCGCAGCCCGCGCAGTTGCAGCTCGGCGAGCTGGCGATGAACACCGCCGACGGGAAGGTGTTCCTGAAGAAGTCCAACGGCGTCGTGACGCAGGTGAGCGGCGGGATCCAGGACGGCGATCAGATAGACGGCGGAAACTTCTAGGAGTCGAACCATGCCATACAACGAGGCTGTCTTCCCGCTAGGCGTTCCGATCGCTCCCACCGAGCCGACGGACGTGAACCCCACGCACATCGCGGAGTACGGTCGCGGCGGACTCATGTCGGTCGCGACCATCGCCGCGCGGGATGCGATCCCATCCGGGCGAAAGACCGTTGGCATGCTCGTCTTCGTGTCGGCGGAATCGAAGTACTACACGCTGTCGTCGCTGCCTGGGACGTGGATCGAGCTTGCGACGGGAGGCGGCGGACTGACTCCGCTCGTGCCGAGCCCAGCAGGCAGCTACGCGATCCCGTCGATCACGGTCGACCAGTTCGGTCGCGTGACGACCGCATCGCTCAACAACGACGTTGCGAGCGCCACGACGCAGCAGCAGATTCTCGTCACGCTCGATCAGATCGTCAACGACATCGCCGTTGGCGGAGTGGACGGCCTGTTCTGGGGACCGGCCTGATGCTCCTCCCGTACCCGTACAACCCCACGACGCAGGATCTCTGGATCTACGAGGACGCGACCCTGTCGTGGACGGTCCCCGAGCCGGCGACGATCCAGGTCAAGCGTCCAATCGGCTGGAACCCCAGCAGCCCTCTGTACGGGTACAGGCGTTCCCTCCGCGGCATCTCCGCGAGGCTACGCACGTTCTCCTCGTTTTCTGGACAGGGTCTGGCCGACCAGTACTCCCAGTACAACGACCCGCTCCTTCAGGTCAACAAGCCCGTCTACTACAACTCGTTCCCGATGCAGTTCACGGTGATGAGTCCTCTGTTCATGTGGGGATGCGCCCACTGCTTCAACATGAGCGGAGCAAGGGATCCCAACTCACGGCTTGTCGGTCCAGGCGGCTACTCGCCCAACTCGCTGTTCGACGCCACGCTGAACCTGACGTGGCTCGACCACGACAATAGCGTGATCCAGACCGTCAGCCCGCAGAACGTGATCAGGGGCTACTCGACCGATCCGCCGACGAACCTGAACTGCACGGGCGACCTGTCCATGTTCGAGTTCCTGAACCCAGTCTCGGTGCCTCCGATGCAGGTCGTCGATTGCAGGACGGCAGGGCATGCCCAGGACGTGTGGGTTCTCGACTCGAACCACAAGATCATCCGCGTCAAAATGAAAAGTGCCTCCGTTCAGATCGGCAGGGACTTCTACAGCTTTCAGGCGGTCAAGCCCGACGGCTCCGTGATCCCGACGAGCGTGTTCGAGGTCTATACGTTCCTTCACGACTCGGGATCGATCGCGCTCGCCGAGATCTCCCCTCCGACATCGCCTGCGGCTGGCGACGGCGTGCTTGGCCTGGTTCCCGCGCATGTCTTCTCTTTCGGCAATCTCGTCATGGACGAGGGGGGATACAAGCGGATCGGCTACGGTGACTTCGATGCCGACGGCGACTATGCCGGCACGCCGGTGCCTACCAACATCTTCTCTTACTGCGCCAACAGGGGTAGTCCGTTGCTCCCCGTGAGGAATGCAAGGCGCACGACTGCGCTGGCATCGCAGTCCGTAGACAACCAGATCCTCGCGATGATGGAGGGGCTGCTCGCATGATCACGGGTCCAATCATTCCCAAGACGTACGTCAACGCGACGGAAATCGCACCTGACGCGACTAACAACACATATTCCAATCAGCTCGAGGAAGGAGAGATCATCACATGCCGCCGCACGGGTCGCATGTGGATCCAAGGGCGGACAAGGACGGGCGGCTACACGATTCGCTCCATTGCGCCGACCGGCTTGCAGGAGATCGCGTACAACAACTCTGGCGCGACGATCCTGAAGGGATCTGTGGTCTACGTCACGGGCTCGCACGCCGAGTCGCAGATCACCATCGCGCTCGCCGACGCCGACTTCGAGTCGGCATCGTCCAAGACGATCGGGTTCGCCGCCGAGGACATCCCGAACAACCAGTCTGGCCTTGTAATCAGCGAGGGCATGCTGACGGGAGTCGCGACCAACACGCTCACGGGCGCTGCTGGGTCTCCCATCTGGCTGTCGGATGTCGCGGGCGCGTTCACTTCGGACAAGCCCGTGCAGCCGAAGCACGGCGTGTTCCTCGGGTGGCTGATCAAGAAGGCTGGCGCTGGCGGCGGTTCCGTCTACGTCAAGATCATCAACTACCCCGAGCTCGGGGAGCTGCACGACGTTCTACTGACCACCACAGTACCCGACAACGACTCGCTCGTCTGGGATGCCACGGCAGGGGTCTGGCGCAACGAGAAAATTTCCTACCCGTCCGTCCAGCCCGTTGAGGCATCGTCCCTGCTCGGTCGACAGCCTGGGGGGGTCAACGGCACCCTTCAGGAGATCAAGTTGTCCACGCAGTTCGCATGGGGAACTGCCGGCGGCAAGCCCCAGCTCTCGATCGTCACGGTTTCGGATGTGACCAAGGCGGACGTGACGACCCTGATGTCGGCAGGGGTCGGCCTGACGGGCGGCGGCGACCTGTCGGCGAGCCGTACCTTCACGGTCGACTTCGCGAGCAGTGGCACGGTCAGCACGACCAAGGCGGTGAGGGCGGACGACCTGCGCCTGTCGGACGCACGGACCCCTACGGCGCATGTCCACGCGATCTCCGATCTTTCGGATTTCCTCGTGACCTCGGTTCAAAATAACAACGTTATGCAATATTCTTCGACGACTGGAAAGTGGGTCAATGTCCCGCAGACCGCGCTTGTCGACGGCGGTGATTTCTAAAACTCGGAACTAATCATGGCTAACACACTGCGGATCAAGCGGCGGGCATCAGGAGCGGCGGGAGCGCCGTCGAGCCTTGCGAACGCGGAGCTCGCGTTCAACGAGGTCGACGACACGCTGTACTACGGCAAGGGCAGCGGCGGCGTCGGCGGCACGGCGACCACGGTCGAGGCTGTCGCGGGCAAGGGCGCCGTGATGATGCTCACGGGCAACCAGACCATCGCCGGCACGAAGGCGTTCACGGGCGCGCTGACCGCGCCGACCGTCGCGAACATCGACTCGAGCACGAACGTCGCCACCACCGCATGGGTCAACGGACAGGGCTACCTGACCTCGGCTGTCAGCAGCGTCGGCCTGTCGCTGCCATCGTTCATCACGGTGACCAACTCTCCCGTGACGACGAGCGGCACGCTGACTGGAACGCTCGCCTCGCAGACGGCCAACACCGTGTTCGCTGCCCCGAACGGCAGCGCCGGCGCGCCTACGTTCCGCACGCTCGCGTCCGCCGACATCCCCGACCTGTCGGCGTCGTACCTGCCCATCGCGGGCGGCACGATCACGAGCAACCTCACGGTGACGGGCAACCTCACGGTGAACGGCACGACCACGACCGTCAACTCGACGACCGTCGACGTGGCGGACAAGAACATCACGCTCGGCAACGTCGCGAGTCCGTCGAACACGACGGCTGACGGCGGCGGCATCACGCTCAAGGGAACGACTGACAAGACGTTCAACTGGGTGAACGCGAACAGCGCGTGGACCTCGAGCGACTCGATCCGTCTCGCGCTGACGAAGGGCTTCTTCCTGCTCAACGGCACGAAGGGCTTCTACTCGACATCGAGCACGTCGTTCCTCACGGCGCATGCGGTCATCACCGACGACATCACCTGCACGAACGCGATCTCTGGCAGCGTGACGGGTACGGCGGCGAACGTGACCGGCACGGTCGCTATCTTGAACGGCGGCACGGGCGCTACCGATGCCGCTACGGCGCGGTCGAACCTCGGTCTCGGCACGATGTCCACCCAGGCCGCGAGCAACGTCGCGATCACCGGCGGAACGATCGACAACATCACCATCGATGGAGGGACGTACTGATGGCGAACACCATCCGTCACAAGCGCAACTCGACGACGGGCGCAACGCCTGCGGCGGGTAGCCTCGTCACTGGGGAGCTCGCGGTCAACACCGCCGACGGCAAGCTCTTCACCAAGAAGGACAACGGAACGGTCGTAGAGATTGGTGGAGGTGGAGCGGTCAGCGATGGCGACAAAGGAGACATAACAGTCTCCTCTTCTGGCGCAACCTGGACCATCGACAACTCGGTCGTGACGTACGCCAAGATACAGAACGTGAGCGCGACCGACCGCATACTCGGTCGATCAAGTGCTGGCGCGGGCGTTGTGCAGGAAATCACCTGCACTTCTGCCGGTCGAGCTCTGATCGACGATGCAGACGCGTCCGCGCAGAGGACGACTTTAGGGCTCGGGACCATATCGACGCAGGCATCCAGCAATGTCTCAATAACTGGCGGGACGATTTCATCGGTCAAGTTGACCGACTACACGGAACCAAAGACCGCTCCGACGATCTCTAGCGGTACGCTTACGCTCAATCTCAACGACGCGCAGCTATTCGACGTGTCCTTGAATGCGAACGTTACGACGCTGACGATCTCCAACGTGGATGCGACGAGCAACACGGTCAACGCCTTCACGCTGATCTTCACGATGGACGGAACGGCAAGGACCGTGACTTGGCCTGCGTCGGTGAAATGGGCAGGCGGAACAGCTCCTACCCTGACAAGCACGAACGCCAAAAAGGATGTGCTTGCGTTCATCTCGCCTGACAACGGAACGACGTGGCTTGGATTCGTCGGAGGACAAAACTTCTGATGCTCTGCTCCATCGCATCCATGATCGTTGTCAAGACAAAGAAAACTTCAAGTGGGGGAGGTTCGGACGTGACCCCGAATGCAGTCAACTGGAACGACGTTTCAGCTCCAGGTGGATCGACAAATACCGTAACCATCACCGGCATAAATACCGCGATAAATCTGTCCATAAGTTGGACGGGATATCCTGGCACTGGCGCATTTGATGTCTACAAGAACGATTCGCCGATCTCTCTCCCAGGCGAAGGATCTCCGTACACGTTGTCAGTATCAAACAACGATGAGATATACTTCTATGCTTTTAGTTCTGGCGATCTTGCATCCATTTCTGTGACCGTCAGAAATGCGAGCGACGGAAACACGGTGTTGGATACATTCACGATCAATGTCGGCGAAGAGGGCGGCGGCGGCGGTTGAAGCCGAAACGGATTCGCAGTTGGCTCAGGCCGCGCAGGAGGTCTTGAGCGACGATCCAATGTCCGTCTCTGGAATGAACTGCCTCGTTTCGGTCGGTCTGCTCACGGAGCAGAGAAAGCAGGAGATACTGTCGTGAGCCAAGATAAGCCGATCAACGTCGTCGGAATCCTCCAGATCGTGACCATGCTCGTCGGCATCGCCACGCTCCTGTTCGCATTCGGTGGCAAGACCGAGCAGATGAACCAGACACGCACCGACCTCGACAAGTTGGCCGTCGTCGTCAACGACCTAGCGAAGGCCCAGGCATCCACCGCTGTGGCGGACGCCCTGCACACAAAGACGCTCGAGGACATCCAGCGTCGTCTCGAGAACCTTGAAAGGACCATCAAGTGAACGGATCCTGGAAGACCAGCGCGGCGGGCATCGGAGCCATCCTCGTCGCCGTCGGTAGCGCATTGAGCGCCATGTTCGACGCAGACCCCGCGACCATCCCCGACTGGGGTGCGGTCGTCGCCGCCGTGATCGCCGGCATCGGACTGCTTGCGGCACGCGACAACAACGTCTCGAGCGAGACCGTGGGAGCCAAGTGACGCAGGGCTACGACGACTGGTACTCGGAGAACGCTCCATGCTCGAGCGAATCGTCGCGCAGGTTGTCCTGTCCCTTGTCTCGTGGCTGGATCGCCGAATTTCGTCTGGTCAATCTGCTGTGGATGCCGACGTTGACCGCGATGCTCTTGGCCGCGCTGGTGATCGCATTCGCGAGTGGCTGCGGAAGGACGGTGTTCGTCAGCGAGTCGACTCCGATGCGGGTCGGTCCGATGATGAAGAGCCGCGTGTACCACAGGGTTGACGGCGAATGGGTTCTGTCGCAGAACGCCGTGCCGATACCAGAGGGGTGGTACATGGTGCCACCCTCATACGTCGACGGGAACTAGGCTGGACAAAGGGG